GAATACGGCTGTAACCACCGACAAACTTTCAATTGGTAATTCGACGGTCAACGTCACGGTGAATAGCTCGCTGATGAATTTCAGCGGGGCCGTGAACGTCACGTCTAATACCGTTGTTGTTGGCACTTCCATCATCAATGCGTCGGCTATTAATCTCGGCGGCGGTATCGTCATTATCGACAGTGCCGTTGGCATGACCATTGGAAATTCCAGCGTCAATGCCTTCGCCAACTCGACTATCTTCAAAATTGGCATCATCACCTCCAACACCTCAGGCATTGGCATTGGTTCGAATGTCATTGTCGATTCTTCGCATGTGTTCGTTGGTAATGCCACGTCCAATTCTATTGCGACACAAAACGGTTGGTCGATTGCCGATGTAAACGGCTTGATGCAATCCAATAGCACCGTCTTGCAGAACGGGTCGAACGTCTTTCTTTCGTCCAGTGGACTGCTCGTTGGCAACTCAACGGTCAATACCTCAATCAGTGCCACGGGTATCAGCGTCAATGGTAATGCTCTCCTCCCCGCAATCATCGATCTTGGAATTGTTATTGGAGATGGCACGAACGTCATTACGACTGGACAGACTGGTCGGTTCTTAGGTCCATTTGATTTTAGTGGTCAGATTGTCGGCTGGTCTATTCTTGGGCAGGAAAGTGGGTCGGTCAGTGTCGAAGTTCGCAAATGCACTTACTCGCAATATGACGCGGGGACGACGCATCCTGCCTCGGGAGACAGTATCAGCGCGGCGGCTCCAATCACTTTGTCATCATCAGCCAAAAATCAATCATCAACTCTGACGGGTTGGACCACAACATTCGCCGTCAATGACATTTTATCCTTCAATGTCACGTCGGCCTCAACCAGCAAACAAGTGTTGATATTCCTGAAAGTTAAGAAACTCTCGTAATGGCGACCGATATTCGTTTAGCGACTACAGGAACACATACATGGGCCGTTCCGTCTGATTGGAACGATGCAAATAATACTATTGAGTGCATAGGCCCAGGCGCAGACGGTGGGAGTAATTACGGAGGTGGTGGCGGTGCCTACGCAAAATTACTCAATCTTAATTTAACCCCAGGTTCTAACGTTTCATATTCAATTGGAACACATGGCGGTGACACATGGTTTGTCAGCACCTCAACCGTTCTTGCTAAAGGTGGTTCTGGACAGAATGGCGGTTCTGCCACAACATCAGTAGGATCAGTCAAAGTCTCTGGTCATAATGGAACCATCTTGATCAGTGGGACGAGCGGCCTCGGAGCGACCCAAACGACTTATACTAATGGGGGTGATGGTGGTGATGCTGCAAATTCAACATTTGGCGGCGCGGGCGGCAACGGTGCAAGCAGGTCAACTGGATATTCAGTAAGTAGCAATCCATCGACTCCTGGTTCAAATTATGGCGGCGGCGGTGGTGGGGCGGCAGGCACTTTACCAGCATCGAGTGGAGCCCAAGGTTATATTCGTATTGTTTACTATCCACTGGTTTCTACTACGACTACTCTCACAAGTTCAATTAATCCAAGTGTAGTCAACCAATCAGTGACATTTACTGCGACACTAAACACAAGCGTTCCAGGTGGGACGGTATCATTCAAAGATGGCGCGACGATACTTGCAACTATCTCTGTGTCTGGCACTCAGGCTGTTTTTTCCACGTCGTCATTAGCAATCGGCACACACTCAATTACTGCTACCTACAACGGTTATACAGGAAGCACAAGTTATTCGGTGTCAACATCAAGTGCTGTATCACAAGTTGTTCAATATGTAGGGACTCCATTCAAGGTATTCATCAATTACTAACATCACAGTCCAACTTCCTGTCACGTCTAAGAAAGAACCAACTTATTGGTTCATTCGTCTATGGCGGCCCGCCATGGCGTGGCAGTATCTTGTGGTCTGTCTATTTGATTTCGTTATCGCGCCGATTCTCTGGACTGGGTATCAAGGAATCATGGGCGAGCATCCGTTGACACAGTGGACACCTCTAACCCTACAAAATGGTGGTTTTTATCACCTGACCATGGGTCCAATCGTCGGCGTCTACACTTGGCAGCGCACCAAGGAGAAAATCGCCATGATTACCAATGCTATCAAAGGCGATCCCGAGGATGTCACGGAAAAAACGTTGCCTAAATAAAAGAAAAAGGGTCGGAAAATGCTGACGTAGCATAAAAAAGACAATAAACGTCAGTCGAAAACTTGATGCGCGGCTAAATACTCTTTAGTCCGCGCATTTTTATTGGAAGGTCATATGATACCGCAATCTCGCGACGATTTCAAAAAGTATATTCTCCGTAATAACGGCATCACTGTTCTACAGAACCACCTTGACGATGATATGATCGAGGATCGCATCGATGAAGCTCTGATCATGTATACAAACTTCCACTTCGATGCTTCTGAACGTCAATACTATTTGTATCAGGTGCAAGCCGCAGATATTACCAACAAATATGTGACGATGCCCGACAATATCATGGGTGTCGTCAAAATCTTCAATTACGGTGATCGCTTTTCCAACATCAACAATCTATTCGGCGTGCAATATCAGTTGGCGTTGAACGAACTCTATATGTTCAATTCGTATTCGATGGTGCCATACTACATGGGTATGCAGCAACTTGAGTTGATCGATCAGATTCTTGTTGGGGAAAAGCCCATCCGTTACAATCGCAAGGTCAATCGCGTCTATATCGATTGGGATTGGAATCTGATCGCAGAAGGTCAGTATCTCATGTTCGAATGCTTCAATGTCGTTGATCCCGACACCTACACGAAGATTTGGCAGGATCAATGGTTGCTCGACTATGCTACCGCCTTGGTCAAGAGACTCATGGGCACCGTGCTCAAGAAATACGGCAATGTTCCCATGCTTGGTGGCACGACGTTCAATGGCCAACAAATGTATGACGAAGCGCAAGCCGAAATCATCCGACTCAAGGAAGAAATGCAGAGCACTTGGGCACCTGTTTTGGGCTTCTGGATTGCATAAAATACATAAAACAATGGGAGCAGAATAATGGCGTTGGGTCGTGGAACTAACATTTATTTTGGAAATTACAACACAAGTTCCGAACAAAAATTATATGAAGATTTGATGATCGAACAGATCAAAATTTTCGGAGTGGAATGTTTCTACATTCCGCGTGTCATAACGTCGGAAGACTCTGTGTTTGGAGAGGATGATCAATCGGTCTACAACACCGCATACCCAATCGAAATGTATGTCAAGGACGTTGATGGTTTCGAAGGTGATGGCGTGTTTCTGTCGAAGTTTGGCCTGCAAATCAATGATCAGGTCACGTTCACGGTTGCCAAGCGCACCTTCAATGAGGAAGTCGGACATAACAATGGTCAGGAACGTCCCGATGAAGGCGATCTTGTCTACTTCCCCCAGAACGACAAGGTGTTCCAAATCAAGTATGTCAACTACAAACCGTTCTTCTATCAGTTCGGGCAATTAGTGACATATGACTTGACATGTGAGCTATTCGAATACTCGGATGAAGTGTTCGACACGGGATACGACTTTATCGACCGCATCCAAACAGAGAACTCAACCAACGTTCTCGATTGGACGATCTATGGAGAGGATGGGCGTCCATTGCTTGCTGAGGATGGGCAATACCTACTGCCTGAACAGTTCAATCTGTCCGACATGCAATCAGATCAAGTCAATGATCCCATTCAGGACGAAATCACAACGGGTGTCCAAGGCGATCAACAAAGCGGTGCTAACAACACCATTGTTGACTGGACTTATCTCGATCCATTCTCGGAGTCTGAATACTAAAATGTTACGCAAGATACTTTGTTTTTTTGGGCGGCATGAATGGGAAATTGAATGGCAAGAGGAAGATGAACCGCCTCCTGGACGCATGATTTATCGCACTAACTACTTGGTTAAGTGCAAACACTGTCTTGAAAAACAATTACTATATAAGGATCACTAAAATCTTCGGGCAACAGAATTACGACGCTCTGACGCGCAAATATCTAATCGCCTTTGGCAATTTGTTCAATGATATCTACATCGCACGCACGGACGATCAAGGCAACGTCACTCAGTATATCAAGGTGCCTCTGACCTATGCTGGCAAAGATAAGATGCTGGCGATTGTTAAAGGCAATCCTGAGGAAGATAAAAGCTCGCAAATCAACCTGCCGATCCTGTCCTTTGAATTTATGGGATGGGAGACGGATTGGACGCGCAAACTCAATACGCTCAACCGTTTCGTGCGCGAATCTACTAATCCTGACAAGGCAAAATATATCTATCAGTCGATCCCGATGTATCTCCAGTTCAATCTCTATGCATGGGTGAAGAACCGCGAAGATGGTATGAAGATTGTAGAAGGAATCTTTCCGAATTTCAAGCCAAATTGGGATATGACCCTAAATATCCTTCCTGACATGGGTATCTATCTCGATACACCTGTCATCATGGGCACACCGACATGGGAAGACAAGTATGATGGCTCGTTGACGACGGATTCGACTATCACGATCACCATCCCTTATACCATGAAGGTGCAATACTTCGGAGTCCGTAAGGAAAAACCAATTATCAAGTTCTCCCAACAAGAATTCAATTTTGGCGAACCTGGAAACTCGGATGTGGTCGGTGAACTCACGATCACTCCTGGTGTGACGGCGAACGGCGAACCAACAACAATCGCCAATCAATCGGTCAATGTTCATACGATTTCTATGTCTGATGACTTTGGCTTTGCCGTCACCGAAACGAATCTCAATGGCATCGTATTTACAGGCAATACTTAATGGCAAATGACATTACCGAAATAAAAGAAGGCGAAATCCAAGCACCCGCCCGAGTCAAAACAGAACTCGATGATGACTTGGATTTTGGCCGCACCAATCTCAAGGATATGGCTGAAACAGGCGTGCAAGCCGTAGCCGAACTGGCACAAGTATGTAGTCAATCTGGGGACCGCGTTGATTATGAAAAACTCGGTCTGCTTATGAAAAATACCGCAGATGTCATCAAGGACATGATGCAGGTGTCTCAAACCAAGGAAGTGATCAACAAACCTGTTGAACCTCCGCCTCAGGAATCCAGCGTGACAAACCAATTATTTGTTGGCTCGACGGCTGAAATGGCCGCGTTCCTGCAACAATTAAAAGAAAAGAATGAGTAACGAATTACCTGTTGACCATGTAGATTTTGATGAAAACATAAGAGAATATCGCTGCTATCGCGGCAACCGCATGATCAAGCGGGCTGGCGTTCCTATCGAATGGACGCCAGAAATGATGGAAGAATTGTTGAAGTGTTCGGAAGATGTAATCTACTTCACTGAAAAGTATATGAAGATTCTTGTCAAGGGCAAAGGTCTGCAACCGATCAAACTATTCCCCTATCAAAAAGACATGATCATGGGGATGAAGAACAATCGCTTCAACATCTTCGCCACGGCAAGACAGGCGGGAAAATGTTGCGGTATAAATACTCCTATAAAACTTCGTAATAAAAAGACTGGCGAAGTATGGGAAACCACTATAGGAGAATTTTTTGAAATCATATACAAAGCAGTGCATGGGGTGTCGCAAGGCGTATCAGACCCTCCGCAAGAACGGTAATGTATGTTCTCATGAATGCCGCCCGAAAGCTCGACAAGCTATCGCAAATGCTAAAAATAATGTGAAATATAGAAATAAGACAGAAGGTTATGATTATGTCATATGCGCAATTTGCGGGCTTAAAGGCGAGAAATTACAATTTCATATTCAGATGATTCACAAAATGACGATTGATGAATACAAAACTATTCATAACACTCCAATACAATGCAAGAAACAGGTAGAAAGCCAATCGGACCGTATCAAAGGAATAAATAATCCTGCCTACCAACATGGTGGCAAATTCTCCCCATTTTCGGATAAATTCATTTATGCGGAAAAAATAGATAGAAATGAATTAGTCAAACAAATGACTTTCACTAAACAAATGAATCCGCAAAACGAAAATACCAAGCTCGAATACTACACTTCAAGAGGGTTGTCCGAAGAAGAAGCCAAAATGGCACTCTCTCAAAGGCAAACCACATTTTCCTTAGACAAATGTGTTGAAAAATATGGGGGCGATGAAGGTAAAAAACGTTGGTCTGAACGTCAAGAGAAATGGCTGAATAATTTTCCTCGAAACAGTTTTTCAAAAGTTTCCCAAGAATTATTCCTTGATATTCATTCATGTATCACTCCGTCTGCTAATGTCTATTATGCATCATATGATCGGGATGATATGAAAGATTATCAAAATAAAGAATATCGACTGAATCTTGGAGAAAAAACTATTCAACCTGACTTTATCGATATCGATCAAAAGAAGATCATTGAATTTGACGGGGAATATTGGCACCATGGTCCGCAAGTAAATAAGGACCGTGAAGCTGAAAGAGACAGGGCAATTATCGAAGCGGGTTATCAAATCCTACATATTCGCGAGCGCGATTATAGACAAAATAAAGAAGAAACTATACAAGAATGCTTGAACTTTCTGATACAGTAACCCGAAAATTTATAGAATCGTTTGATGTTTCTGATTGGGAAATAGAGACTGATTCAGGGTGGCAAGACGTTTCAGCTATCCATAAAACTGTTGAATATGAAGAATGGATCATTCGCACAGAAAACGGGAAAGAACTTATTTGCGCTGATGATCATATCGTCTTTGACGAAAATATGAATGAGATATTTGTCAAACATTGTATACCTAATGTTACTTACATTCAGACAAAAAACGGCATTGAATTAGTTACCGAACTGTATAACACAGACACCTTCTCCAATATGTATGACATAACGGTTGATTCACCTGATCACCGTTTTTATTCAGGTGATATTCTTTCCCATAATTCAACCGTCGTTTGCGCCTTTGTGCTCTGGTATATGTTATTCAATGGTAAGCAGCCTACCGTCGCCTTTCTTGCCAACAAGGGTAAGACAGCTATGGAAATCCTGCGTAAAGTCCAGCTTGCCTATTCAAATCTACCGTTATGGTTGCAGCCTGGAGTCACCGACTGGAACAAGACTTCTTTCGAACTTGAGAATGGCGCACGCGCGGTCTCGGAAGCTACGTCTCCCGACTCTATTCGTGGTTATGCCGTTGACTTGCTGTTTGTGGACGAAGCGGCCTTCGTTGACAATTGGGATGAGTTTTGGCCATCAACCTACAACACGATTACCTCATCTGATACCACGAGTGCTGTGCTCGTCTCGACGCCGCGTGGGCTCAATCACTTCCATAAGCTCTGGCACGACGCTCATAAGCAAAGCAATCCCGACCCTGAGGTAGCCGACGAATGGAACGAATTCCACCCGATCAAGGTCACATGGCGGGACGTTCCTGGGCGCGACGAAAAGTGGAAAAAATTGGCGCTCGCTGCCGTGGGTGGCGACCAAGGCGCGTTCGATCAAGAACACAACGTCGAATTCCTCGGTTCGACCAATACACTGCTCTCAGGCGCGTGCCTACAGTATCTTCGAGAAAAGTGCATCAAGAAGCCATTGTTCGAACGCGAAGGTCTCAAACAATACGTCAAACCCATCCAAGGGCATCAATACATCCTCATTGCGGACGTTTCAGAAGGTAAGGGTCTCGATTACTCGGCATTCAGCGTTATCGATGTAACCGCCAAACCTTTCGAGCAAGTCTGTGTCTATCGTTCCAACGAATTGACACCTCTCGACTATGCCGAAGTCATCCATGCGGTTGGAAATTTCTATAACAAAGCCTCGATCTTGGTTGAGTTGAACTCAATCGGCGGACAAGTTTTGCACATTCTTCATCATGAAAAAGAATATGAGAACCTTATTCGCACCGAACCAACGCGTGTCGGTCAATCAAAAAAGGTCTCGGGCGGTTTCTCAAACAAACCTCACGAACTCGGTGTTCGCACCACAAAAACCGTCAAAGCAACGGGGTGCTCGCTCGCCAAGATTCTCATCGAACAGAACGAACTCAAGATTTGGGATGAAACCACGATCTATGAGTTGTCACGATTCTCCAAAAAGAGTCAGACCATCGGTTATCAGGCTGAAAAAGGTGCAACCGACGATATCGTCATGGGTCTGGTGCTCTTTGGCTGGCTCTCTGACCAAAATTATTTCCTTGAACTGACAGACGTAGATGTTCTGGCCCGACTCCGAAACATGGACGAACGCCGAACCGTAGAAAATTTGGTGCCTTTTGCGACGATCTATACCCATCAACCGCAAGCTGCCGAGTCATCTTACTTCGGTCCTGACAACCCTGAAGGATGGAAAGCAGACGAAGACTACGAACCAATGGTCCGCATTATCTTCTAAAGTCGCAAAAATCCTAAATACATGAACTGTTTCCGATGCTGTTCATTAAAATACAAGGATAAAGCAACATATGACAACTTTAGTATCGCCTGGAGTCGCAGTCCGCGAGTTTGATCTTACTACAGCTATCCAGTCTGTTTCGTCAAGCCCTGGCGCGGGCGTTAGTGTCTTCCCATGGGGTCCTGTCGAATTTCGCACACTTGTTGATAGCGAGGATACTCTTGTAGACACTTTTGGTAAGCCTTCAAATTTCAATGCGGAAAACTGGCTTTCATACGCATCGTTCCTAAGTTACACCAACGCACTTTGGCTTGTGCGGGCCGCTGATACCACTGGTAATACAATTTCGGCCTCTTACACTGGCAACTCGACAAACTTTGCGATGGGTGGTGGCAATAATATCATGCAACTATCCAATACAACCAACCTTAACGAAGGTATGAAACTCTTTTTCGCAAACGTTGCTGGGTTTCCTATCGGCGCAACGATTACGGCAGTCAATTCAACAACAGTTACGTTGTCTGGTTCTGCACTCGCGAACGTGCAAGCGGCATCGGTCGTCTTCCGTGATGACATTGCGCTCACAGCGGCAGCATTGCAATCCGACCTGAACTATGACGGTTCAGACGTATCTGATTGGGATTCTCTGGTCGTCAAGAACGAAGATGATTACAATTCACGCATCGCTTCGTTTGATCCTGCGGCACTCTATGTCGCTCGTTATCCTGGTGAGTATGGCAACTCATTGCGCGTTTCTGTCTGTGATAGTGCGGCTCAATTTAAGTCGAACACAAGCTTGCTACCCAATGCACAGATCAATTCTACAGCCACATCTTTGGTTGGTAATGTCGGTTCTAACACAATCACTATTACGGTTACGCCTACAGACACTTCGAACTCAACGAATGTCACGGCAGCCAATACATTAGTCGGAACGGTTCATAGCTCGCTCAGTGTCAATGACCTTATCGAAGTCGGAAATACCAAGATTGGGTTCCAATTCCTGAAAATCACCAGTGTCGGTGACGTTCAATCGACTGGTAACGTCTATTCTATCCAGGTCACAACCGATGACGAAGTAAAGCTATCTTCAAACGTAGCCCTTCCATATGTTACGCGTTATTGGGAATTCTATAGAGAAGCCGAACTTGTTCCAAGCCAATCCAATTGGCAACTTCTGAAAGGCAACACAGCCGCTCAAGATGAAATGCACGTTGTTGTTGTGGATGACGGCGGTGTGTTCACGGGTAGCCCTGGCGCTTTATTGGAACGTTACATCAACGTTTCTCGTGCGACCGATGCCATGAACGATGATGGTTCTACCAACTACTACAAGAATGTTATCAATCAAAAATCGGCTTACATCTGGTGGGCAAACGATAGAACGTCTGCGGTTTCAAATACTGCGGAATTCTTGACTTCATCTACTGCGACTGCCCCCCTCGACATGAGAATGATCGGCGGTGCCAATGGTCCTGATGAAGCTGACGTTTCAGTCGGCACGCTGGCCCTTGGCTGGGATATGTTTGCTTCAAGCGAAGATGTGGATGTTTCCCTGCTTATCGCTGGCAAGGCCAAAGGTGATCCTGTTTCCAACAAGACGCAAATGGCGAATTACATCATCGATAATGTCGCTGGTCTCAGAAATCCACAAGACTGCGTAGTCTTTATTTCACCTGACTACGATGACGTTGTGAACAACAAGAGTGAAGAAATCTACGACGTTGTAGACTTCCGCAATAATCTACGAGTCACGTCTTATGGCTTCTTGGATAGTGGCTATAAGTATATGTATGACAAGTATAACGATGTGAACCGTTGGATTCCTCTAAATGGTGACATGGCTGGTCTTTGCGCTCGCACAGACTACACCAATGACCCATGGTGGTCTCCTGCTGGCCTCAATCGCGGTATCATCAAGAATGTCATTCGACTATCTTGGAATCCGCGCCAAGCCGAACGTGACTACCTTTACACCAATAATGTCAACCCTGTCATTTCTACACAGGGCAACGGCATCTATCTGAACGGTGACAAGACGCTTCTAACCAAGTCGTCAGCCTTCAACCGTATCAACGTCCGCCGTCTGTTCATTGTTCTTGAAAAGGCTATCGCCAAGGCATCGTATTTCAGCCTATTTGAATTCAACGATGACTTCACTCGTGCGCAATTCCGCAACATGGTCACGCCTTACCTACGCGACGTTCAAGGTCGCCGTGGTATTACGGACTTCCAAGTTGTCTGCGATGCAACGAACAACACACCACAAATTATCGACTCGAACCAATTTGTCGGTGATATCTACATCAAGCCTGCGCGCTCGATAAATTTTATTACTCTGAATTTTGTAGCAGTAGGGACTGGTATTTCGTTCAGTGAAGTCGTCGGTAAGCTTGGCGCAAGCGTCTAATGGGGGCATTCAGGCAATACCTGATCGATGAAGGAATATGGGGATCAGTAGGTGTCAAGGCAAATGCCGTAAAAAAGCAGGTTGTCCGCACCTACGCCCCAGACAAACTTCGAGTAGGTATTGCTGCTCTGACTTCCACTGGCAAAGCCCTTGGATACGCTGCCGATGGAAACATAGATAAGGCGAACAATCTCAAAAAATGGCGCAATGATATCATTTCTGGAAAGCGTCAACTTCGTGGAACAAATCCAAAGCCTATCGTCGGCACCTAAATACCTACAAGAATAACAAGGAGTAATTCAAGCTCAAATGAGTGGATTTAACATAAATACATTCCGCGCTCAGGCACTTCCACAAGGCGGTGCAAGACCTACGAACTTCGTGGTGACACTGACGTTCCCCGATCTTGTCAATGCCACTTCGGTTGGGGCAGCGCAACAAATTCAGTTCGTGGCGCGTGCTTCGAAACTACCTGAATCGCAACTCGGACAAGTCCCCATCCCTTACTTTGGTCGAACGATCAAACTTGCGGGCAACCGTCAGTATGATGATTGGTCCATCACGGTCATGAACGATGAAGACTTTAGTATCCGCAACGCTTTCGAAGCATGGCACAACGCCATCAACACCACGGTCTCAAACCGCCTCGATACGCGTGTTGCGAACATCGCTCCTGCTCTCGGCAACTCCTACAAGACAACGGCTCTTGTCACTCAGTTTTCCAAGGAAGGTCCTGGCGATATCGACGGTGACGGTGCGATCAAAACCTACTTGTTCAACGGCGTTTTCCCGACAATGATTACTGACATCGCTCTGGATTGGAATTCGGTCAACGAAATCGAACAATTCAGTGTTACGTTTGCATACGATTGGTATGAACCATACATCAAGGCTGATGGTAATCCGATCTTTGCACTTGAACTTGGTGACGACGCCTAATTTAGTCATTGTCTAATAGGATTACCTTATCATGGTTAAACTAATTGGGTTTACGATCAATAGACCCAAATCATCCGAACCCATGCCTTCAATCGTGCCGCCAAATATTGACGACGGCGCGATTATTGTCTCGGCCCCAGGTCCGATGGCTACAGGTCAATTCCTTGATCTTGAAGGTTCGGTAAAAAATGAGTCGGAGCTTGTCACCAAGTATCGTGACATGTCTCAACATCCTGAAGTTCGCAAAGCCATTGACGAAATTATCAATGAAGCTATCTGTTCGGAACAAGGCGAACAAACCGTCGAAATGAACCTTGATGAACTTCCTGCCCCTGAATCTCTCAAAAAGAAAATGTTGGAAGAATTCGATGAAGTCTTAAAGCTTCTCGAATTCGATCATCGTGACTATCAGGTTTTCAAACGCTGGTATGTTGACGGTCGCCTCTACTATCTGATCCTGGTTGATCCAAATAAACCTCAGGAAGGTGTCAAAGAATTACGTTATCTCGACCCGCGCAAAATCCGTAAGATTCGCCAGATGCGAACTCAGAAGGATAAGGACAAAGGCATTCCTCTCATGAAGGTCGAACAAGAATACTACATTTATTCGGAAAAGGCTCTGGCCACTGGTCCAAACCGTAATCCATTATACAATTTTCAGAATACCTCAGGTGGTGTCAAGATCGCCAAGGATGCGGTCGTTTATGTGACTTCTGAGGAAATGAATAGCAATGGCACGATGATATTGTCATTCTTGCATCCTGCTATCAAACATCTCAACTGTCTGCGCTCGATGGAAGACGCCTGCGTTATCTATCGATTGTCGCGCGCACCCGAACGTCGTGTGTTCTATATCGACGTTGGCGACATGCCCCATGCCAAGGCACAACAATACGTCCAAGATATTATCTCCAAGCATAAATCAAAGCTGGTCTACAACGCCGAAACAGGTGAAACGCAAGACGCTCGCCGTTTCATGACAATGCTCGAAGATTTCTATATCCCTCGCAAGGAAGGCGGCAAGACCACTCAGATTGATACGTTGCCACCCGCTGGCAACCTTGGTCAGATCGATGATATCAAGTATTTCGAATACAAGCTCTATAATGCCTTGCAGGTTCCCCTGTCACGTTTGAGCCCTGATTATGTCTATGACATTGGCCGTGGCTCACAATTGAACCGCGAGGAACTTGGATTCTCAAAATTCATTCATCGTCTACGCAAACGCTTCAACAAACTGTTTGTGGATGTTCTCGAAAAACAACTGATTCTCAAGGGCATCGTCACGCCCGATGAATGGGATCAAATCAAATACTACATTCGCTTTGTCTATCATCAGGACAATGACGTTGCCGAATTGAAGGATCAAGAAATAACTCAGAATCGCTATGCGGTTTTGCAATTGGCTGATCCTTACATTGGTCGCTTCATATCGAACGAAGAAGCGCGTAAGAAGATTTTGCGCCAGTCTGATGAAGACATTGAACGCAATGACGAACAAATTGCCGCTGAAATGGGTAATCCACAGTTTGCGCAACCCCTGAACGCCATGGGCGATCCAATGGAAGGCGGCGGACAAGACCCTGCAATGGGTCAAGGTGGGGGACCAACCCTCTCGTTGCCGCCACCACTGCCGAAAGCGACACCGCCCAAGGCTAAGTCGAAGAAATAATAAATAGCCTTATCGGCACAAACAAGGGATTCCCATGAATAAGAAAGAACGAGAACGAGCAATAATAAGAGGCAATCAACATGATCCTGATCTTGCCAGTCGTCTAATTAAATTTGGTGATAAATCCCGTCGTGAAGCTAAGGCATTCAAGAGTGCGAAGGCCGAAATCAAGCGGGTGAAAAAGCGTGACACCTATTACGAAGAAGTCGAACCACTGACAGAATTGTCAAAGAAGACGCTCAAGTCATATGTAAAAAAAGCTGAGAAAGAAGATCGTAGTTCGCAAAGCAAACATAAGCAAAAAAAGCGAATTGTCGGACAACATCGTGCGGGCCTTCGCACATTAAAGGCCATCCCTTATGATTACAAAAAGAAAGGGGGCGGTGTTGTTGAAGAAGTCGAGCCACTTTCTGAACTGTCAAAGCGTGTGCTGAATAACTATTCCAACAAATCCTACCGCGAAATGAATCAAGCCAAGGTTGGTTCGAAGAAGTTTTACAAGCGGCTCGGTGGATTGAATTCTGCCGAAGATCGCCTGGGCGGTGCCTACAAAACAAAGGACGACAAGGTGAAGAAATATCGCAACGAAGAAGTCGAACAAAATGAGGTATCTATGACAAAAATTAATGAAGACGAAACCAATGAAAATCCATTTCAAGTCGCTCGTCAAAACTACGACACACTTATCCAAGGTGCGCTCTCAGGTAATGCTGTAGACGTGCGCAATGCCGTCAATGACATCATGGTCACGAAGGCCAGCGAAGTTGTTTCGGCCATCAAGGATGAAGTCAGTCAGACCATGTTCGGCACCGAAGAAAATCCCGAAGACGATCGCCCGAAAGGGGATGACGACGATGACGAATGGACACCAGAAGACGACGAGTCGGATGATGAAGATGACGACACTGAGCATCCCGAACTCGATGACGACGACGA